TATCTAAATTTAGAATTGACTTGTAAGCACCTTCGATAGCATTCCAATCAATAATAGAATCAACCTGCAATAATTGTTCTATCATATCTATTTTAAATACAACGTCTTTAAAGTAAGATAACAACTCGATATTATCGGAATTGTAAACTAACATTCTTGATGTGCTTACTTTTAATTCTTGTAAATGATTTTTAATTGTCAAGTTTTCCATTGTTCAAATTTATTAATAAGTTATTAACATTTTATATCTTTTAATATATCATATAAATCACCTTCAACTTGCGGTAAACCAAAATTGTTAACTTTAAAGTTAAAATCTTCAAAACTTGCGTTTCTACTTCTTTTGCAACTTACTTTAACAAGCTCTTTATTTACTGTGTTTAGTTCTAATTGTATTTGTGTTTCTGCTTTCTTTTCCAAGAACGATCCTAAATGTCCTGTTGGTTTATCAGTTCCAAAGTTTGAGTGAATAACTGTTACTATATGACAGTTTAATTCTTTTGACCAACGCATTAAATGTTGTGCTACTTCACTTGCTTGTTCTATGCTATTAACATCGGAACATAAATCTGCAATTCCATCAATAATAACCAAACCAATATCTTGACCTTCTAATTTATCGTAAAGTATATATTCAATAAATAAAACTCGTTCTTTAAATCCTAATTGCCGCAATGCGTAAGTATGGTATTTATCATCTTTTAAACCTGTCATTTGTAATGGTCTTTTAAAAACCATTGAAGCGTGAAAGTTTCCTTGTTCGGTGTCAAAATGAATAACGTGTTTATCTTGTCTATTACCTCTTAATTTACCACCAAAGCCCTGTAACTCATTTTTCATATAAACTGCGCTTAAAAGCGATATAAAGAACGTTTTCTTTGATTTAGGTGGTGCTTGAATAAAACTAAAGTTACCATAAGTTCCAATAGGAATTGGATATGTTTTGTAACCATCTTTTGTTTCGTATTCCTTTTCACCAAAAGACAAAGCAGGTATTGGATATTCTATTTCTTGTTCAGGGTTAATGTAGCAATCTTCTTCAAGCACTTGCATCATCATTCTATTGATTGTTTCTTGTTCTGTCATAATTGTTTTTTGCAAATGTATTAAATTAAATTATTCATATGCACCGGTTATATTATTTCTTTTTTCATTTGATTTTTTAAATTCTGTATATTCATTTGTTTTATTTTCAAAACCTAAACTATGAATAACATCAACTTTTAAAACTTTTAAAGGTTCTGATACACCTAATCTTTTATTTTTAAAATATCCATCTGTATATTTATAAACAACATTTTTTAAACATAAAATATCCTTACCATTTTGTAAAGTTAAATCACAATAAAATATTTCTTTACGTTCCATTTAAAATAATGTTTGTTGGTCTAAATATGGTTTCAATCTTTTGTTAGCTAAATCTACATATTCTTGTGATATTTCACTTCCAATCCAATTTCTTTTATAAATATGTGCCGTTTTTGCAGTTGTTCCACTACCCATAAAACAATCATAAACTAAATCATCTTCATTACTCCAAGATAATATATGTTGAGAAACTAATTTTTCAGGAAACATTGCAGGATGATTAAAAGCTATTGTATCATTTGTAGTTTTATTATATCCTACTGAAATCTTCCAAACATTGAATAAACTTCTTTCTTCTTTTCCTTGTTCTCCTTTTAAAAAACTTGTAGTTCCGTCTGCGTTTCTTGTTGTTGAAGTTTTGCTTGGTTTATATCCTTTTGTTTTTTCTTTAATAGGATTAAAAGTTTTAGGTTTTCCTTTGCTTAAAACAAACATATATTCAAAACATTGATTATATCTTGATTGTTCAGGAAATGGCATAACATCTTTTTGATAAATCATAGTATCGTGTATATTAAAACCTATTTCTTTAAAAAATAACACTTGCTTAAAAGAATTTCCTGATTCACTACCATCAATAACGCTATCACCTACCACCCAAACTAAAACACCACCTTCTTTGGTTACTCTATATAATTCTTTAGCAATATCTTCAAAAGGAAAATTAAAACCTTTGTAATCTCTTAAATTATCGTAAGGTGGTGATGTAACTGTTAAATCTACAAAGTTATCAGGCATCCTTTTCATTGTTTCTAAATTGTTTTCGCAATAAATTTTATTTATTTCCATAATTGTTTAATTTAAAAAGGGTAGCTTTTAAACTACCCGATTAATTTAGAATGGTAAATCCACTTCTACTGCTTGTTGTGTTGCAGTTTCTTTTTTAAGCGCTTTAATGTTTCCATCAGTCCAAACAACGTTTCCGTTTCCTAAATAGTTTTTAGCTTTTTTAGCATCACGTTCTTCTTTAGTTTGTGAATCAGTTAACGATACGTTTTGACCCCATTGGTTTGCATCATCGTTAATGTTTAATGTACAGTTGTAATATACTGCTCCATCTTTACCCATTACAAACTTTTCTTTTGGTAGTTTGTCAACTCTAATGCTCAAATTGATAATTGAACTCATAATATTTAATTTTACTTTGCCTACCTTTTTTTACTGTTGTCGGCTATTCAGCTTTATTTAACTTTTAAAAGTTCTTGTTTTGTTTTGGCTGCTAATTTATACTTTTTTTCGATAACTTCAATAGTTCCACCGCTTTTTAAATATTCAATAGCTTTTGTAAATTCAGGTGTGTTAACATTTAACCATTTTTGTTCATCTTCAGTTGTCGCACTTTTTGCGTTATCTCGTCCGTGTGTGTTAGTTGCATCAGGATCTTGCGTGTCGTCAATTAAAAGTAAGTTACCTAATGCGTATTTTTTACCATAAGAAGAAGCAGAACCATATTGTTGAGGTACTTGCATTCCTTTTTGTTGCAAATCTACTCCTACTATTGCAATAGCTTTTATAACGTTAATTCCGTTATTGTCAATAATACTTGCAGTTGATTTCAATACAGGTGGGTTTTCACAAATTAAACTTTCGTTAATAGTAAAAGATACTCCGTATTTTTCATTGTAAGGTTTTAACGCTTCTAATATATCTTCTGCAGAACGGAAGTTATATTTTCCAAAAGAATTAAACTTTGATTTGTTAGCTTTAAATTCTACTTGAATTTTAGATAGCTTTTCGTTTAATGTTAAATTTTTCATAATTCGTAAGTTTTTTGTTTAATAATTGTTTTGTACTCGCTTGGGCAATCTTCGTCACATAATTCAAATATATGTGCTTTAACATCATTTAATTTTGTTTCAAGTTCGCAAATACGTTTTTGCAATGCTTCAACTTGGAATCTTTGGTAATCGATTAAATCTTTCATTTGTAATTGTTTTTATTTGTTGTAAATTGTTAATTGGTCAAAATCTGTATCGTTGTATGTTATTTTTAAATCTATGTTATGTAGATTTGGTAAATCTTTAATTATTACACTGCATACTTTTTTTAAATCTTTAATACTTTGCAATTCATAAAATTCTGACAAATCAACTTCTTTTTCTTGTTTTGTGTATGCCATTAATTCAATACTTTCGTATTCATTGTAAAGCAATTCGTTTGCTAATTCTAAATTAATTAATTTCATAATATTTGTTTTTTAATTATGAAGCAAATATATAAAGAATTTTAATACAAAAATAAACTTTAACAAAACTTTAACATATAAAAAAAGAGTAGTCGCTAAACTACTCCTTCTTCAAACAATTAGAAAACAATCAGAAATTATAATGTAATTTATAGAAATTCTTTTAATTTATCTTTGTAGTAAATAATCATATCTTGCAAATCATTATCAGATAATTTAACTGTCTTTTTAGATTCAATTAATAACTGCTCTGCAAAATTATTCCCAAATTCTTTATTTAATCTTTTGCCAAACTCAAACTGCAAACCCTGATTTCCGATATTGCATCCATAACATTGAACTTGTACGTTATATTCGTTCCAACGTGTTGAATAGTGTCTGCGTGATGCGAAATGACCTGCTTGTTGCTTTTTGTAATGGTCTTGTTTACCACAAGTATAACATTCAGCTATTTCATCTTTAGCATAACGCAAACGTATGTACTGCGAAAATACAGTATCTAAGTTTTTAACTAAAGTTGATCGTTTGACTTTCATTGATACAAATATAAAAGATAGCTATTAACATTTATGTAAATAACTTTTGTTTTTTGATTGTAACTTTTTGTGTAGTTTTGCGTATAATAATTAACCAATGCGTTGAAGACTTGCATAACCTAATAAATACGGACGATGCTTGGAACAGGTAAAATATTGAAAATTTGTTTTTTTTAAGGGAGCTTTTTCTTTCTTTTCTTTTTTACTCTTTTTTCTTTTCTTTCTTTTGTATTTAAATAACTATTTTAAAATACTTTTTAATTAAATAATATATAATTAAAATTAATATAATAAATAAAAATATAAAATACTTTATATTATAATTATCTCTTTGTACTTTCTTTTCTTTAATTACTTCTTTATATTTGATATTTGATTGTTTAGCTTCGTTTTTAACAACTTTAATATCTTTTCTATATAAACTATTATCTTTTTTGTGTTCTTGCTTTAAAACAACATTAAAATACGTTTTACCATTATAAGTAAATGATTTTAAATTATCTTTAGCTTCTACTGTAAAAGTAGCTAATTCATAATTAAATTTAATTTCTACGTTAGAACTATCAGTTGTAGTTTTAGTTTCTACAATATTTGTTTCAACTTGTTTTTCTTGTTTTGTAATTTCTACTTTACGTGAACCACAAGACGTTAAAATTAATAAGATAAGTAAATATACTATTTTCATATAAAAGTGTCTTAAATGTCTTTATATTCGCTTTTAGCGTCAAAACTTGGACACGCTTTAGCTACGTTTTTGAAATCTTTATGACCTTGAACAATAGCGTTAGGAAATTGTTTTTTAGCTTGTTTGATCAAATACAATAAACTTTCTTTTTGTTTAATTGTACGTGTGTCTTTTGGTCTACCTGATTCATCTATTCCACCAATGTAACTAAAATGTATTGATTCAGAGTTGTAACCTTTAACACCATTTGTAATTTGTT